AGTAAAGATGATCAAACTTGAATTGACTATTGAACAAATTAACACTATTCTTGCTGCACTTGGCAAACAACCATTCGAAGCAGTTGCTGGAGTCATTAATGAGATCCAGAAACAAGGTGGTCCACAGGCAGCAGCATTAGAAAAAGCTGACGCTGAAGCAGCAAAAAATACTAAATAGTATTGTCCCATCGGGATGGGAAACTAGGCTGGTATCCTAGTCAAATCTACCTCTGATGCCTTCGGGGTCAGACTTTTATAAACTCGCTGAAAAGGAGAACTATATGTTATCAGCAATCAACACATCTATCGACACAATCGTGTCTGCCAAGCAACAATTCGTTAAGACATTCGTCAAGAACGAGACAGTTGCAAAACCTCTCAATGCTTATATCGATGCTCAACAAGCATTCGCCAAGACTGTTGCTAAGTCAACTGTAGATTTTTACACTACTGTTGGTTCTGCATTCGCTGGCTTTGATGCTAAAAAAGCATTCGCAACTAAGTAAGGAGATTCACATGGTCAGTAAATTTTTACCTGATGCTATGCTACACCCACAATTCAAGGACTTCGAAAAGTTCTTTGTAGGGTTCGATGATCAATTCACTCGTATGGCAAAGTTCCATGAGGACTTGACAAAAAACATTCCTAACTATCCACCATACAACATCAAGAAAAATGATGATAACCACTACACCATTGAGATCGCTGTTGCTGGCTTTGGTCAACAAGACATCGATATCGAGATGGCTGATGGTAAGTTAATTGTTCGTGGTAATGTTAAGAGTGAAGAAGAGCAAGATAACTTCTTGTTCAAAGGAATCGCTAATCGTGCATTCACTCGTTCATTTGTTTTGAATGACGAAGTAGTAGTGAACGATGCCGAGATGCTCAACGGTATGTTGAAGATCTTCTTGGAACGTCTGGTTCCAGAACAAAAGAAACCAAAGAAAATCGCTATTAAATCCAAAGGTGAAAGAAAACTATTAACCGAAGGAGAAAAAGATGCGATTTCTGAAACTCTGTAAAGAACTATTCATCGGACTAGGCGATGGTATTCAAGCATTTAAGACTTACAAAAAAGGTAAGGTAAAATGAATAACTGGGTACCAATGACTGACGATGATTGGGATTGGGTTAACGGTAAAGTGCCACCTAATCCTGATAACAAAAATAAGTGAGAATACTATGTCTTTAACATTAAAAAATCTTGAGAGTGCATTGGCTGGCGAATCGATGGCTCACATCAAGTATCGCTACTTTGCCAAGATCGCTCGTGAGGAAGGGTTCGAAGATGTTGCAAAACACTTTGAGCACACTGCCGATCAAGAGATCAAACATGCATGGGGTCACCTAGAGTTGCTAATCGGTAAACCTTCTACTAAAGAATGTCTACAGAAAGCAATCGATGGTGAGACTTATGAGTTTACAGAAATGTATCCTCATATGGAAGAAGAAGCCGAGCGTGAGCGTAATGAGGAAGCATTGCTTGAAGCACGTCTACAAGCAGCTGAATCAAAAGAACATGCAGAGCAATTCCAAGCAATACTTGCAAAAGCAGAAAAGCGTTTCGCTGCTTTAAAGAAAGTAGAAGAGCGTCATGCTAATGCATATAAACAAGTATTGGAAGGAGTTTTATAATGGAACATGTATGCGTAGTCTGTGGTCACGTACATGATGAGGTAACTGAAGGTAAGTGGGATGAACTTCCTGCTGACTTTGAGTGCCCAGAATGTGGTGTCGGCAAAGATGAATATGAAGTGATTTAATTCATACAAACTTAGGGGGACTTCGGTTCCCCTAAATACTTTGTATGAAAGCCAAAATATCACCAAACCTTGTATCCTTTCTTACGATACGTCGTGGGAACTGGATTATGAAAATCTCTGTATTCAAACACAAAGAGGTTATGGTTATTGCACAGCACTACTTTGATAATGATCGTTTCGAGATTCGTCACTTTCGTAATCAAGAAGAAGCAGCAGATTTTATAGAATTTTTAGTGACTAATGAGGAAAGTTTATGATAAGAGTATTCAGAATGATCAATGGCGAAGAATTGATAAGTGAGTCGAAACCTGCCAGTGGTGGCTACACACTTGAGAATCCTGCAGTAATCGTCATGCAGCAAACAGAGAAAGGTATGGGCGTAGCAATTGCACCATACATGCCTTACGCACAA